ACTTGTGGCGTCGGCCACCCCCACAGTACCGCTACCACTTCCTCCAGATTGGATTTGTTGCGGTTCGCTAACTTGTCTCGGTTCTCCTCCGTGATCTCGGGATGCACCTTGTTCGCTCTCGGCGTAGGCCAACCTGTCAGTTGTGCCGCCACGTCCAACGTGTCCGTGCTGATCTTGCCGTTGCGTATCCGACCTCCTTGATATCCACCCTTGTGATCTCGGGTTGTCGGTGTCGGCCACGAACCAGAGACGTTGCCTGATGTGCGGCGCACCGAAGCCCGCAGAGCAGAGATCGAAAGACCCGATGGCGTAGTTCGAGTTTTCCATGTCAGCTTGTACAAGGTCGATCCAACCGAGGCCGTCTTTGCTTGCAACCTGTTCTCCAAAGACCGTTGGAGGTCGGCACTCTTCGATGAGGTGAAACCAGTGAGGCCAGAGGTGCCGCTCGTCAGCCATCCCTTTTCGGCTACCTGCGCCGCTGAAAGGTTGGCAAGGACACGATCCTGTCCAGACTGGTCTGTCGTCTTCCCACCCTGATTGTCGGAGCGCGTGACTCCAGATTCCAATTCCTGCGAAGAAGTGACATTGAGTAAATTCATAAAGCTCTTCTGGTTTGACATCCGATATACTCCTCTCATCGACCACACCATCGGCAATGTGACCATCTCTAATTAAATTTCGTAACCATGCCGCAGCATAGGGATCTATTTCGTTGTAGTATGCGCTCACTTCATCATCTCCCTTTTCGGGGGCGTCACCACCGATCCGAGTAATTCTTTGAGAAACTCTGTGGTATCCAATTCCATTTGATGCATCTCTCTTTCTCTCGGATCGCGTGACACATCCAGATCTTCCAGATGCTCTAGCAAATGATCCAACGCAACTTGCAACGTGTTCACGTCCATGTAGTTGAGTTGAGCAGCCGCTCCATTCGGGAGCACAATGTACGTGTGCCCCATCGGTAAATCTAAAACTCGTTTACTCATCTCTTACATACTCCATTTCTCCAGTACCGTAGCACTCAGGACACTCCACCCTCTTGTGGTCGATGTACCCTACGTCTCGGTCAAAGTTCTGAGGGATGAAGACTTCAATATCTACCTCTCCTTCACCGTCACAAAAATCACAAAACTTGCGGCTTGGATCTTGCTCCTTGTTATAAAATACCTTGTTAAAGATATCGCTCAACATAATCTCCATCGGATCAACTTTCTGCATTTTCAATAACCTCCTCATATCTGACGAAAGTATTCTCTTCCTCCCATCTTGCTTCTCGTTCCTTGATCTCTTCATCAGTGAGCGTCCGACAATGGTGCTCACCCAACGTGAACTCACCGACGACATCCATACCTTCGATCTCGTATTCTGCTTGGACTTCGATGCCCAACTCATGCAACTTCTCCCAAACAGGAATAGGTGCATCCCACGCCGTCCAACAATTGAACTTGAAGTATGACGTTGGCATTGGATAGTGGTCGTCACCGTGGACAATCTCTTCAGTAATCTGAATGTTCGTGACCTCCCACTTCGTGTTCCAGTTGTCACAACGCCAGTTGTACTCAGGGGATGTGCCCTTGCCATCGAAGGGTTGCCCGATAACCTTCAAAGGTATCGGGAGAACCACATCACAAAAACGCTGACGATCTCTTAATTCCCAATAAAGGTGAGCAACCAATTTGCTCTCACCGTGAATATAAACTTCTTGCATACACCAGTTAGGCATCCTCTTCACTCCCATATAATTCATTGTATTCCATTGCCATCTCCACAAAATCCCACTCAAAGTTGGAGAACATATTCTTGGTTAATGTAATGGGTTTGAATGGTATGACCTCCAATCCCACCAACTGTTTAAGAGCAGAATTGCAGTCCGCTACGTTGTTGTTCTCGTAGGGATCGTCACAGTCTTCTTCGTATCGACAGTTCTCAATCTGATTGTCTAATACTTCCTCCAATGAAACCATCAGAGATTTGTAATCAGTCCAAGTATCTAATGTTATTGTATTAGGCATTTTTTTCCTCCTCTGGGACAATCACGTAGTCCCCATCTTGATTGATTTCGTAACCTAAACTCTCAGTAATCCGAGACATCGAAGTGCAGATGTTATCCCACTGCTCATCATACATCTCTTCTCCCTCTGGGATTAGATCCTCACGAAATGCGTGTAACGCATCCCAAACGGTCTCAAGTTCTTCAGTAATGTCGTATGGCATTACACTCTCCTCCCAGTTAAGCTATCAGGTTTGACACAAACTAAAATGCCGTTTGCTGTGAACTCATATCCTAGTTCTGCGGCAACCCGATCAATTGCTCTGTTGAGTTCGTTCCATTGACGACCATTGCCTTGATGGTCGTCCAATGTCTTGTGAATAGTTTTTAGACTTTCGATGATATCCATTACACGGTTCTCCAAATGTCTAATGCATCCACCTCGGATAGATCATTCAGAATAGTAACGTCTGAATTTTCTTTCTTGATCATCTCTTTCAAAAGCCAATCAGGTTTACCCTTCGGTTTGTTCCACTGATAAACCTTGAGTTCCCCATCCCTTTTGATCTGAGCAACGACACATCTGTTCAAAAGTCTCTTCAATTCTTTCTTATCCAAGAAATTAGTTACTTGCTCATGACACCAGTATTCAAACTTCTGATCAAAACCTTCGGGACACCAGTCATACTTGCCAACATCTTGCTTAGGTAGTGATGCGAAGTACTCATCTATCTCATCAAACTTCTTGCCCCACGCACCTTTGACCTTGATCAATGGTGACTTCTCGTGATGGTGCACACGATCAGATCCACCGTGACCATCATTGCTCACATGAGCAAATGGCTTGCCGTCCAGATATACGACTGCCGTGTAACAATATGTTTCTTCACTACCAGATGCGAAGTGCTTGATTGATTTCATTTCTAAGTTCATAGTTATATCTCCTTTTAAAAAACTATGCTTCGAAGAATACACTATAGGGTGTTTTTGTCAAGTTGATTTGAACTTTTACCTCAAAAAAGTGTGTGCAGCTGAGTTGCTTAATACACTTTTTGACCCCCCCTTCTCGTTTTTTTTTTTTTGAAAAACGTGTTTTGAGCGTATGTAACGTATGCAATCGGTGTTTTGTTGTTTATTCTCAGACCTTTAACCTCGAACCTTGGTGCGTATGCAATGCGTATGCTGCATACACTTCAAGCGTATGCAGGTGGCAATGATGCCCTTTCATCCAACCGGAAATTTGACAAAAAGCGTATGTAGGGGCTAAATATCGCTATATTGAATACACTTTGCATACACCTCTCGTATGCACCAATTTGGGAAAAAAGAATGCCAAGCATTAAAAAAGATGTCGAAGAAAAACACGACAGAAAACTAACCAACCGACAGATGACTTTTGCAAGAAACATTGTTGAAGGGATCTACTCAAATGCAGAAGCAGCAAGACAAGCGGGATATTCACCAGAACTTGCAAATGAAAGAGCATCTGTTTTGTTGAATGGTCGGGATTATCCTCATGTTGTTGAGTACATCGAAGAACTGAGAGAAGAAAGAGAAAGACGATATGGGGTCACAACCATCGGTCAACTTGAAAGACTTTATGCGTTATCAAGAGGTGCAGAAGAAGCTGGTCAATTTTCTGCGGCAATCAATGCTGAGAAAATCAGGTCAGCTTTGGGTGGTCTGACAATAGATCGAAGAGAAAATATAAACACAGTTGATCAGATGACGAGGGATCAAATTGTTGCAAGGTTGGATAACCTTCGAAAGCAATATCCACAAGCATTTGAGATTGAGGCAGAATACAAGGATATTACACCAGATGAGCAAAGGTCCAGAGGCGAACTTTTGGAGCACGATCCGAAAGAACTTACCGAATAAATGTTTCGCAACCCGAATTGAAAACAAACATGGGGGCGGTGTCCCAGATGTCCATATGATCTGGGATCACTTGCCCATATGGTTGGAGTTGAAGACAGTTAAAAACAACGCTGTTAAAATTTCTCCTCATCAGATCGCGTGGCATATGGCATATTTTGCCCGAGGTGGTGCAAGTTACTTCTTGGTAAAGCACCTCTCTTCAAGGCATCTATTTTTATTTGAAGGCAAGGCTGGCCCCAGTCTCATGGAGCATGGGATCGCATCTACAGAGGGCAAAAGATTCGATGACCTCGATGCTATGTTCAATGCCCTTCGGCCTCTCGCGGCGAGTATGTTGAACCCCAAGCCGGATGCCCTGCGGCCTCTCGCGCCGCGTCCCCCTGACCTAAGACCAACGGTCTAGGGTCAAGAACTGTGTCGCTTGCGACTCAATTTCCTGGCTCGCGCCATTGCGCGAAAGCGATCCGCCATGGCGGACGCACATTATGATAGTAGTTAAAGAGGGAGCCGAAGCTCCCCCTGGTTATTGAAACAATGTGTTGTATTCATGGTCGCGCAAGAACGTACCAAAAGGTATGTCATACTCTTGTGCGAGTTCCCATTCTTCACGAAACCGTTGAGCGTCATCGCCCTGTAGGGCGAATGACCAACCTGCTTCGTACTCGTGAACTTCGAGTCCCCAACCAAGATCTTTGATTGTATAGCCACCTATCTTCATGCGCTCAACTCCCGATACCAACCATCTTCTAGCAATATCTCATCATAGTTTAGCGCCATCACCACGGCCTCTTCAAACGGATGCCCCGCAGCAACGTCGCAACCAATGCTGTAGATTGTATCATCAGACCACTGTCTTGAGATAAGATCATCTAGTTCGGCATTCGTTAGAGGGCAGACTAGGAACCCATGTCGTAAGAACAGGGTGTTCAGGTTTTCGATTCGATTAGACATTACATTTCCTCCATTAAGATTTCTTTTAGTTCTCCAACACTCAGTCCTAACATACCTGCGTATGTTAGGAGACCGAGGTTAGGGTTCTGATCGAAGAAGTCTCGGATCTCATCATCCGTCCACTCCCACATTGGCTTGGGGTTGATCTCGTCAACCCCACGCTTTTCACCTGTCGCCAGAAGCGACAGGGAAAATTTTTCAGCAACGTCAGTCATTGTATTCCCTCCGTTGATAAAAAGTTACACTCATAATCCCTTGTGACTACGGCTCGTTTGAGCAGCTTACCGTCGAGATAAAAACGATATTCACGATCTCCGTTCTCAAGAACTTTGTGTGTCGTCTTGTGGAAAAGAAACCGATGAGAGTTACTACTTGAAGTGCCGATAAACACGTCAACTTCGCCTCTTTCTTTTACGCCATAGCTCTTACTTGATTTGTAGATACAGGCTGTTACTTTGTTCCATATTGGATATTGTCTACTCATGTTATCCTCCGAGAGTAAGTGAGGGGGCTTCAGCCCCCTCGGGTTAGGTTAGTCTCTACTCAAGTACGCTTCGATACTGAAAGCACTCTGGTCGCAGTTGATCTCAACTTCTTCCAGATCGTTTACAAGATCATCACGTTCATCGAACTCGAGTTCGTCGATTTCGATATCGTCACGAATGTCCGTCGCCATAGCGCGGACATTGTCGATCAAGCTGTCAAGCTGATCGACTTTCTTTTGGATTTCGTTTGGTAGTGTCATCTGATATCTCCTTTTGATGTTGACGACCAAGATTGTAACCCATGCAAGCTGCGATGGTCAGGTGAGGGCGAGTGTCACTGTGATGACCTTCGATCCACTGTACCAACCAGTCCCAACTTTGTGGTGTGTGAAAGAGGGCGGTTGGTGCGCCCTCATCCTTTTTCTTCATGAAGCTTCCTTTTCTTCTGGATACTCAATCACATCCGAGAGATAGATTGAGTCGTTAGTGACACGTCTCTTACTTTCCTCCATTGTTTGACGACGAGTCTGTATCCAGAACTTCAAATCCGCGTGTTCATGTGAGTACTCGCTATGTGGACCGCTCTTGATTATGTTGTCGATGATCCTGCTCATTTCTTCTACACTGAGTAGAACTTTAGCGAGTGCTTTGACGTCTGTGTAAGATAGTTCAGCCATACTGGCCTCCTTTTTTGTTGAGTTTATATCGTATCTTTTTGATACACTTACAGGTGTGCATATCGCGGACTCGAAATATAGACCCTTGCTCCGCCGTGCGGGGACTCAAAATGGCGTTACGTAACCTAGTCATCTCGGAACACTAAAAATGCGCCGACCCTCTTTGGTCGGCACTACACCGAGTGCGGTTACGTTACGACATTTTGAGGGGTCTATATTTCGAGTGATTTCGGTTAACAGTCGGGGGCGTTCCC